TTCTAATTTTTTCCATATCAGAATCTAAACCAAATCTAGTTTGTAGTAGTTCATCACTTATAAGATTTCTATCAGCTAATTGTATTAGTAATGCTTTTTCTGTATCTTCATTACTTAAATCCATTCTGTCGAATTCTATTTTAGCTGGATAAGTAAAATTCATAGCTTTTTGTAATATTTCTATCTCTTTTGTCCAAAATTCGACTAATACTTTTCTACCATACTCTAATCTTTGTGTTAAGGTTTTTAAGCTAATGAAATTATTTGTAGTACCAGCAGCGCCGTAGGTTCCGGTAAGAGTTGGTGGTATACCTAAACCAGCATAAACACTATTCAAGTGAGGTGTATATTTAGCCTCACCTAAAAATTGATGTACTGTAGTTTTACTTTCTAGTAATTCGATATCTGGACCCCATATAAGATCCATTGTACCTCCACCAACATTGTTTTGTAATATGCTAGATAATTTAGCTGCGGCGGCTTTGGTTGGAGCTATTTTATGTTCTAAACTACCTAATTTAAATATACGAATATTACTTATTGCGCCGTCTAAAGCTGCTAAATCCGCTAGTTTTAGCTTTTCAATTATATTTATATCATCCATAATGGCATATATCATCGGATATGCCCAGGTCTGCCAATCATCTTTTTTATAATGAAATACTAATGTTTTATTAGTATCTAATAAATATAAAGTTTTATCCTTTGCGGCCTGAATAATATTTTCTGGTAATTGTGCTATAATACTTTTTTCTATATCATTTTTAGGACTATTAATAGTTTTTCTTAAATGAGCTGGTAAAGTTATTCCGTATATTTTAGTTCCAACAAAAGAAGATAAGCTTTCTCCTGCTATATCAACATAAAAAGGATCTATAAAAGTATATCTCCATGGAATTTCTTTTTTTTCAATATTTAATTCATCATTATATAATATAATATCTGATTTACCAGATGACTTATAAAGATTATCAGATGTTTTTTTATTAATTTTAGCTGTTTGACGGTTGATTACAACATTACCAACTCTATACAAGTTATTTAAAAATCTTTCGCTTCTTTCTTGTCCACGAACTTTAATAAACCAGTTTCTATAAAATCTTTCTATTCTTTTATTTCTATGTACTAATCTAATTCCTTGACTAGCAAAATCGCCCATTAAATCTATAACATTTTTTACTAAGCCAACCCTTTGATATATAATATCAGCATTTCTAATAATATGTTTAATTTGAAAAGGTACGGCTTCATTAGGCCTAAAATAATCATAATCAGAACGAGTTAATCCTGGTCTACTGGATGTATTTTCCGATAGATTAGAAAAATCTCGACTGTATCGGGCATATCCGGTGGTTCTATGAATGCCTTCGTATTCATTTAAAGATGCAGAAGATTCGTTTAAGGCCTGTTTTTTAGAGTCTAGGTCGTCGCCCCAAGCCACATAAGCATTAGTAGGCTCATTATTCTGAGCATTTTGTATAATATTTTTAGGAGACGATTTTCTTTTTGCCATAATAAAATTATATTTCTATTGTAATCGTATTAGGTGCGATAATAGTATATTATACACTATTTTTTATAAATACCAAGATAAATGTCTTGATTCGCAGATTCTGTAAACCAAGATGGGCCTCTATATAATGTCTTATCTTTTGAATTAGTATCTTTACGAGTAGATCCTATAACATCATAAGAAAATGGGGCATCTGTTCTGCTAATTTGTCGAGCCGATGCATTAGCCATTAATAATGCGCTATATCTATCTTTGCGCAATCTTCCCTTTTTACCATTAGATATTTTTGTTTCTGGAGTATCCCATCTTTCTCTAGCTCCACTATTATTACTAGTTTGTGTCATAACAATAGTTGTTAATTCATTTTTTAATTCTTCTATTTCTAAAATACATTCTGTTAAATTATCGTATATAGGATCTAAATTATCTGTTATAATATCCTTAGCATCCAGACTCATGGCTAGTCCTAGTGTTAGATTATCGAATGACGGAAATAATAGTATTTTATCTTCGAAATCTTTTCTTAATCCATGATTAGCATGACTAGTCCACTCGGCCCTAGCAAATTGAACAAGTTCTAGTATATGCAAACCAGCCTTATTATCAGTATCTTTTGGTTTATCTTCAATGATAGGCCATATTGGTAACTCATTTGGTGCTATCTTTGTACTATCGTGAAGAGATTCTTCTATTGCTACTCCTCCGCCCTGAGCATCCATTACTATTCTTTCACACGGAAATGTTTTCATTAAGTTTCTAATTTTTCTGGCACAAAAACCATAAAAATCATTCTCATTTATTAGTCCTGTTTTTTGTCTTTCTTTAAAATTATTTCTATTGGTTGTCCAACAGTAAACTATTCTTGAGTGTGTTGGATGAATTTCTAATATAACTATACTAAAATTATCTTGTTCACTTGCTGGATCTATCCCGTAAATATATTTTTGATTAACATTTCCAGTAATCATAGCGTCAAAAATTATATTCTCATTATTAATAGTAATGGGATTTTTGTGATTAGTTACACAGCTTTCTATAAGACTGCGTCTAAAAAAACCACTACTGTCTTTTGTAAAACAAGCAGCGTATTCCATATTATATATACCGCTATGAATAGTAGCTTTCGCCCTTGCAACCTGTCTATCATCCATAAAACCTTTGGGAATTAATTCATATGGAATTCTGATAATAGAATAATCTTGCCAATTAAAATTATTAGGAACTTCTCCTTTAAAAATATCAGATAATTTATGACTATCACCTTTACTTTGAATAATAGTTTTATATCTTTCCCAATATACAGCAAAATGTTTAAACGAGTAGTCTGCTGTACCAGCTATGATAGCCTGATTACTTCTTCTGTATTGTAATTGTTCTATTTCTTCGGACCAGATACCTAATTCTTTCATGAGTTCTTTTTTCGCTTCTGCTTTAACATTACCAATAGGATCGGCGGATACCGCAGCAAAACCAGATACAACGGTTTCGTATACTTCTGGAGATATAGACGCGAATTCGTCAGCAATAATAATGTGTGCCCTTAAGCCTCTAATTTTACTACCATCACCTAACGGAATAGCTATGGTCCAACTATCTCCGTATCTCATTGTGCATCTATCAACATCTCGTCGAGGACCATCGTCATTACCATTAAAAATACTACGAATAATAGAAGATTTTCTCCAAATAGTTTCCATGTATTCAAAAATCACTTTACTTTGACGAAAAGCTGATCCTACAATAACAATTTTAGTTCCTGGTACAAAAATACACTTTAAAGTTGCGTACAGTGCTAATATCCAACTTTTACCAAAACCTCGACTAGCAATAAACATAGGGAATGGTCTATCCCAAAATTCTTGCAATATTGCTATTTGTATAGGATGTAGCTCTATATCCATTAATAACTTAGCTGTCATACCAAAATTAGCTGGATTTTTGATAATTTTAATTAGATGCTGATCAGGATTTTCTATATCTTTCTCTGATCTTCCAATCATAAGATTATTAGATATTTCTATATTATCTGTATTGCCTATATTTAACCAAGCATTTTCTAGTTGATTATAATTTATCATTGATAAAATAATTCTTTGTTTTTAAGTATGTAATTCATTTACTCTTTTTATAATAGAAAAAGCCATTTCTTCAGCTGCTATTGGATTGTCACAAAATAGCACATGTATATTATGTATGGTCTGAAGTTCTGTTAAAAATTTAATAATATATGGTGGTCGTATTTTTATTTTATTCCATAGTCTTGATGGAACAGAGGATCCTCTTGGGTAATTAAGAACATCTTGTAAATTAAATTCTAATAAAATAAATCTATAAAGATAATTAGTCATTCTTTTAATTTCATCTTTAAATCTATCTTCAGAAATATTATTAGCTATTTCACTTACAGAATTTTTTCTTTCTATACATAGAACATGTTCTAGTCCTTCAATAGAATAATCTCCTGTATCTAATTTTTTCTTAATTGTGTTACAAGAGGCGAATGACCACGGTTTTTGTTCTCTAGTATCAACAACTATATTAAACGAATATTTATTTTCCATAGCATGATTCCAAAATGAATATGGATCTTGATTTTATAGAATTTTCACTAAGTATATTGTCTGGTGTTGTAAAGTTATATTTACTTATGTTTTTAATTAGCTTTGTTATAGTAGATTT